GAAACCGTAGTATTAGCATTTAATTTTAATGTCTGTAAGGATGGTGTAGTATTTCCCTTACCAATAATCAAAACTCCGGCATTTTCCGCCGCACTTGACCCGCGATCACTATAAACGTTTCCGAAATTATGAAAAGCATATGCGTCTATCATTAACGTATTAATAGACTCTGGTTGCCAGTACCCAATCCGTGCCCCTATCATAGTATTACCGTAACCGTTTACCATTGTGCCAGGACCTACACCAGCGCCTGCTCCGATATATGTGTTAAAACATCCGGATATATTTTGATTGCCCGCTAACTCTCCAACAAAAGTATTGACGTTACCAAAAGTATTACTTCCCCCAGCGGCATAACCGATAAATGTATTATTACCACCAACTGTATTACCTTGACCAGCACCATTTCCAATAAAAGTATTAAGTCCTAATGTGCTATTGTTTTGTCCAGCATTTTCACCCAGAAATAGCTCGGAACCTCCAACGGAATTTATAAAATTACTGACTCTTAAAGTTCCGGAAACGTTTAGATTTCCAGGACCAGATAAATTTCCTCCAGATAATGGAAGATAAAGATTCGAAAGATTTCCTACATCACTTGCGGAAATACTTCTAGAAACTACTGTAGAACCATTATTAAAAAGATATCCATTAAATCCTAAAAATACTGGATGCCCGACTAAACCTAAAACAGTCGGAGTTTGTAAGTTCCCTGTTAAATCTCCTCCGGCAGATGTCGTTAAAATGTTTAGAGTAGTTGTTCCCGAAACAGTTAAATTTTGAGAAACCGTAGTATTAGCATTTAAGGAAAGTGTTTGTAAGGATGGTGTAGTATTTCCCTTACCAATAATCAATACTCCGGCATTTTCCGCCGCACTTGACCCGCGATCACTATAAACGGTTCCGAAATTATGAAAAGCATATGCGTCTATCATTAACGTATTAATAGACTCTGGTTGCCAATTACCGATTCGCGCCCCTATCATAGTATTACCGTAACCGTTTATCATTGTGCTTTGACCTACACCAGCGCCAGCTCCAACATAGGTGTTAAAACTACCGGAGACGTTTACAACTCCAGCATTTTCGCCAATAAAAGTATTAACATTACCAACAGCATTTTCGAAACCAGCAGAATACCCCAAAAAGGTATTATTACTACCAATTGTATTATTTTGTCCGGCACCATTCCCAACAAAAGTATTAAGTCCTAATGTGCTATTGTTTCGTCCAGCATTTTCGCCAAGAAATAATTCGGAACCTCCAACGGAATTTATAAAATTACTGACTCTTAAAGTTCCGGAAACGTTTAGATTTCCAGGACCAGATAAATTTCCTCCAGATAAAGGAAGATAATTTAATGAAGCACTTGACGGATAGTAAGGTAGAGCCGGAATATCTCCAGAAGTTAAAGTAGATCCTGAAACAACTCTACCAAAAGTATCAGTTTGAACTTTTGTATATATTCCTGAAATTCCTATTGCAGAAAGATTTACTAAAATGTTTCCGGAAGTCGTTATAGGAGTATTGGAAATTGTTAATGTGGTAGAAGATACTCCAATAGATGTAACGGTTCCACTTGTTCCGGATGAACTAATACCGGAAGTTATCGCACTAATTGGTAATACAGAACCATTTGCTAATAATATTTGAGCGGAAGTCCCACCAGTTTTTATAAAAGAGTTTGCTTGTATATTAGCATTTGCAACAATACCACCATATGCACTAGACATAATTTTAATTATTGAAGAGTTGTTTGCTTGTAAGTCAAATCCCCAATATGCCAAATTCTCATTTAATACAGTAGTATTTGTAACAACATTATTAGTAAGGGATCCGAAAGCCCAATTAAAATCTATATTAGTTTTTAGATGATCTGAAGTTAAATTTGTTCCAGAAATATTATTAGCATATATGTTAGTTCCGGAAAGATCTCCTGTTAATATTCCGCCAGAAAGTGGTAAATATGCGGATAAAATACTTAGAGATGGTATTGCAGAAAGTTGTGCATATTTTTTGTCGAATAAAGTATCGGCAGAAGTTATTCCATACCCAGAAAGAGTTGTAGGAGTTCCGGAAATTTGAGACCATGGTAAAGTCCCGATTGCGGAAATATAAGGAAGAACCGGAATATCTCCAGAAGTTAAAGTAGTCCCGGAAACAACACGCCCTTTCGAATCTGTTTGAACTTTAGAATAAATTCCGGAAGTTCCAATTAAAGAAAGTGTAGCTGGGCCATACCAAGTTCCGGAACTATAAAGAGCATTGTAATTAACATCTCCAGAAGTTTGAATAGATATTGTAGAAACATTTTGGATTATTTTCATTAGGAAATTGCCGCCTTGAAAACCATAAATTTTATTGCTATAGCTTCTGATAATGACGCATTCGTATTATTTCTAATGAATATTGTTGCTGAACCATTTGCAGGAGTCACAGCGAATCCATATGCACCTAAAGTTCCGGCAGATGTGTGATTTATATCTACAAAGTCATTTGCACCTATAAACGAATTTGTAAGAACAAAGTTTACTGTAGTTGCAGAAGCTAATGCGGCACTACTCATAATAATATTTCCGGTAAGTTTATTCAAAGTAACGCCGGTCGCCTTATTAGTTGCTTGAACAATTTGACCACCAGAACCAATATTATAACCTATTCCAGAGGAACCATACACAGGACCTAAAAATGTCGCGGTTTTGTTCGCAGAAATTGTTAATAAATCATTTGTTCCATAAACTCCAAATGTTATAAAATTATTTGCAGAACCATTTCCTTGATAACAAAAACCAAAGTTCGCAGCATTATTTGTAGCTTCCTGTAAACCAAAATCGAAATTAAGTCGATTACCAACAGTGGCGGACATTCCAGTATTCAAAGCAATAATAGGATGTATAAACCCACCAGTAGCAGACATGTTTATTGTTAATGGAGAATCTACTGTAGATGTTAATGTTTGAGAATTCGCCGAAATATTTGTAGCAGAAATACCAGAAGATGTTATATTCACTATTATATTTTGGGCAGACGTAGAGTTTACGAAAAAGTTTATCGAGTTTCCAGATGTTGCGGAGTTTCCTATAGATCCAATAGATAAATTGCTTCCTTGTGTATAAATATATCCATCATTCGGACCATTTACATACCAATTATTAGCAGATTGAGAATAGTTTGAACCATTTATTCCAAAATCTATATAAAAATTAGTATTATTTCCAATATCAGATGTAGCAATAAAATCTGTAGAATTAGAAATACCAGATGATTGATTTTGAGAAATTATTTGAAAATATGAATTAATATACCCGTCCATTTCAATTGGACTGGTCGGGAAATTCTTAAATGATGCACTAGAAGCAATTACGTTGATATCTTGCGTTACTACAGTACTGAAATTGGCAGAAACTCCTGACACTGCACCAGTTAATGTTCCACCGCTTAAAGGAAGATACAAAGAAATGTTGGGAAGGGCCGAAATCTGAGCATATTTGTTATTAAATAAAGCGTCGGCGGAAACTATCCCATATCCAGAAAGTGTTGTAGGTGTTCCGGAAATTCTACTCCAAAGTATTGAAGCACTTGTAGCATCATATGGGAGAACCGGAATATCTCCAGAAGTTAAAGTAGTTCCTGAAATAACTCTTCCATAAGGATCAGAAGAAATCTTTGTATATGTTCCAGATGTTCCAAATAAAGAAAGATTTACGGAAATAGTTCCAGAAGTTGTAACAGGACTTAATCCAATGCTTAGTGTGGTTGAACTTATTCCAACTGAAGAAACCGAACCGTAGTTTGTAGAAACTGCCGAAAGGTATTTCTTATCAAACATAGTATCAGAACTAGTAATACCATATCCGGAAAGTGTTGTAGGTGTTCCGGAAATTCTACTCCAAAGTATTGAAGCACTTGTAGCATCATATGGAAGTAAAGGAATATCAGCGCTTGTTAAAAATCCTCCTGAAGTTAGTCTACCATAATTATCTGAAACAAATTTAGTAAATGTTCCTGAAGTTCCTATAGTAATCAATTCCAAATCTATTGTTCCAGCACTAGTTAAAGGACTTCCAGAAACATTTAGAGTAGTTGACGTAATGTTTATTGCAGATATTCCTGAATTAGTCCAAGCATAAGGAAGAGTATTGTAATTATTACTTCCATTACCTATTTTGATATTTCCGGTATCTAATTCAATACAAGGTTCTCCCTGTGATGGAATAGGGTTTACGGATGCCCAGGTCGCCTTATTACCTCTTCTAAGCTGTATTTGTAATGCCATTAGACTGAACCACCATCTATAATTGAAGTGCCGCCATAAATGCTATTAGGAACTCCACCGTCGATTTGATAAGTTATTGATGTCACAGTTTCTCCATTTACTAATATTTGATAAACTCTATATTCTTCTATATTTAATAAATTGTTAAAAGACGCATTATTCCATTGAACAGTATTTCCGAAAGTGTTTGCAATAGTTGTATTAACAGTTGCTAATTCATTGAAAGAAAATTCTGAAGCAGTTGTATCATCCCAAATTTTAAGCAAACCATTTAATATAACATTTGCAGAAGTTCCGGCAGAAGTTTGAGGAACTATTTCTAAATTTAATTTCCAAGTATAAAGAGTATTTATTTTACTTGCAAAAAGATTAGTTCCAGCTATTGAAAAGTTTGTTAATAAAGAACTTCCATCTGTTAAATTAAATGTTATAAAATCTGTTAAAGAATTCCAGGAAATTTGTCCAGAACCTTCTATTTTAATAATGCTGCCAGGAGCTTGATCTGGTATTCCGAAAGGTATTATCCCAGGAACTATATTTGTTAAAGAAGATGTTCCTGAAATATTCCAACCAATATTTTGAAAATAGTATGAATTAGCTATTTGAGAAGAATTTGCCGAAATAGGAACCAAAGTAACATTCGTAATATTTCCAGAAGAATTTACAGTAATAACAGGTATATCCGTAGAATCTCCATAAGTTCCGGCAGATACTCCAGAAGCACTTGTAGAACCATTCGAAATAGGATCTGCAATAGTTTCGGAAATACCTGACCAAAGAACTAAAGAAAGTGGTAGAGGATTTTGCCGAATTGTTAAAGTTGTTGGATTAGAAAGAAATCTTAATTCTTCTAAACCAATAGCTTCTAAAGAAATTGGTTGAGTTAAAATAGCTGTATATGTAGGATCCCAAACATCTAAAGAGGAATATAACCATCCATTATCAACCGAAATTAAATTTGTATTGATACTTTGTATTGTTCCTGGATGTAGTATCATAATTATACCCACGCTCCTAAAATATTATCCCAAACATATGTCCTACTTGCTCCGGATGGTAATGTATAATTTCTAAAAATATTTGGCGCTGTTATACTAATATTTCCAGAAGAATTATTAGCAATTGTCATTTGTTGTCCTGTTACTACACCATTAGATATACTATTAAGGGTTCCGGAAGTTCCATTCAAATTTACAAAAGTTCCCGGAAAATTTATTTGATATACTCCCGATGTCGCTGATAGTTTTTGATATGGTATTACAAGTTGATTTAAAATACTTGTATATCCGGCATTAAGTGTAATTACTGTTCCCTGGACCGTAATTTGTGCTCCCGCGCCGTCAGAAAGTTGTGCATAATTATTTTGTAAAACGACTTGGGAAGTATATCCGGTAAAAGTAATTCCAGCGGTAGTTGCCGAATTTGTGGTAGTAATTGAAAAAGTGTTTGATGTAGTTATAGCTCCGTTGAGATCATCGGTTGCCAAAATCGTATTACCAGTTCCAAAATCCGCGATTCTAAACTTTGAAAGATGATTATCAATACCGAAATTAGTAAGCCCAGATGTCCCACCTATACTATTTCCTACTAATTCTATTCTTGGGACTGGACCACCATATATATAAGATCCATTATTTGCAGCAGACATTACTCTATCTACAAAGTTTCCAGAATTATCTAATACTTTTAGACAAAATGTTCCAGGAGCATTTATCCCAGTTGTATCAAATCTTAAACCAGCTTCGGAAGTAATACTTGGACCAGTTCCGTAAACAATTTGGCCAGATGGTTGAGCTAATGCAGAAGTTGATGCAGATGTTAAAAATGCAGAAGTTGATGCAGATGTTAAAAATGCAGAAGTAACGACAGATGCATGTATAACCTCTCCATTTACACTATCATTAGTAACATTAAAATTTATTCCAAAACCTGGCTGAAGTTTATTCGAAAGATATCCTGGAATTGTATCATCACCACTTGTAAGAACCATAAAAGGGTTTCCGGGAACACTTGTTACAACTCCTCCAATAGATTCCAAAAGGCCGTCAGAAAGCTCTAAATTGGTTTTTCCAGTAACTGTTAAATTATTTGAAATAGTTACAGGAACATTCGAAGTTATTTGCTCATTTCCGGGCGAACCATAAAACTGAAACATTTGATTATATGCAGAGGTTCCAAAACTTAATTGATTTGGATTAGAATTTGAAAGCAACCATTGTGCAGATGAAGGTAGTCCAGTTGCTGCATTTATTGTAATAGCTCGCCCTGGAGTAAGATCAAAAGTCACTGGTCCAAAAACCTCTCCACCAGATAAAGGCAAATATTTTCCAGAAAGACTATTTAAAGATATTCCTAAAATATTACCAGCACTTGTAAGATTTATATCAGATGTTGCAGAAACTTTTCCGAAAAGATATCCAGGAGTATTGTCCGAACTTGTTACTTTTACAGTATAAGTGTTTGTAGTCGGGTTTGCCCATTGATAAGCACTTGTAGAACTATTATAATAAAGATAACTAGAGCTTGTAGGAGTAGGAAAATTAGTAGTTCCAGAAACACTTTGCCAAGTATATGCGGAAGTACTTGAATTATAATAAAGATAACCACTATTAGAAGGACTTCCGAAAGGATTATAACTATTTCCTAAAATACCTTCAATATCGTCTCTTCCAGCTATTTTAACTCCACCATTTTCAATTAATTTATCATACACAGCAAATGTATAAAGTCCCGCGTCGAGAAAATATTGAGGAGCAAACCCTGCGGAATCTAAAGGAATCGGATTTGGACATGGAGCGGTTTTCGCTAAATCGTAATAAGTTGTTTTTGGGATTTGCGTTTTTGTTTGAAAAGTGTAAAAAAATCCATTTGAAAGAGGATTTTGATTAGTATTTCGTATTTCTTGGAAAAACCATGGCACTTGAAACCCATTTGACATTTATAATATTCCTCTTAAACGATTCATTATATATTTATCTTTTTGAAAATATTTTTTGAAAAGTTTTCTTAAAATTAAGTTGTTGTTATTGGAATTTGCCCAGGAGAATTACTATTTTGCATATTTGAAACTTGTAATCCGGCATAATCAGCATTTCTATAAATTTGATTGTGTGTTAATAATACTTGACCGTCCGGAATTCCAATAAAGTTTCCTTGATATACTGGAACTGGAAAGAAAGCTTTATAATTTACAACACCATTTGGAAGATTTGCGTAAATTGTTTGTGTAATTTTTGTACCATTTGGGCAAGCGGCTGATAAAGCACCTGAATTAAGAATTACAAACATTATATTATTGATTGGTTCAGCAGTACCTGGAACATAATGTAAATCAATATCTCCCCACTGATCTGTATAGTGATGATCTCCAGTAGCTTGTATAATATCTCTCTGTCCTATCCATATATTTGTCTGAAGTTTTACAGAACCATTTTTAGGAAGATAATTATAACTATTACAAAGTCCGGAATCAACATCTGTGAGCCAACCAGTAATAGGAGAACCATCTAAAAGATATGTAGGTTGAATAACTTTAACATTCGGAAAAAATGCACTTGAAGCACTTGAAATAGTTGATGGATAATCAAATTGAGTTATTGCTACACCACCATATCTTTTTATTAATAAAATAATTGGATTTATTGTTTCTAGATATAAATAATTATCTTGAACAGTTCCGTAATATCTTATTGTATTTCTACTTCTATAATCATTTGATAAAGCTATATCAGCACTTGTAGTAATACTTTGAAAAGATTGAGTACAGGCTGAAGCATATCCTCTCCAATGTGTTAAAATTTCTGAAGTAGATTTACATGCTGTTAAATTAGTGTTTATTGCAATTGGTGTACTTATATATAAACCATTATTATATGTAAATGAAGTATTTTGAACTGGCTGAGAATTTTGCCAATCAACTATTGAATAACCATTTGATACAGCATTTGTCCAATTATCTACAGAAGTACATTCTACAAATTTTAATGTAGTCGTTGTCGATACTGAATAATGAATTGGCCCATTTAAATTAAAATTACAAAAATTAAATTGCAAAAGTGTTCCAGAAAAATTTGATAAAGGAACTCCAGAAATATCATAAGTATTACTTTTTAAGAAATTTGTATAAGAATGTGTAAGTCCTTCCGAAAAATATATTTGAGAAATAGCATTTATAGTTGAGTTAGAAATATTTCCGAAAACATTTCCAGAAAAATTCGTAAAAGTTGATTTATCTACAGTATTAACATTTGTAACATTAGAAATAATTGATTTATCTACAGTTACTGGATTTACAGAATAAAGAGTTCCAGAAATTATAGAAGAATTTACAATAGAATTTGTAGCAGAAATATTTCCAATCGTATAAGAATTTGTTAATATTAAATTCTGAAAATTTCCTATATTTCCAGAAATTTGTGTGTAAACAGTATTAAAAAATGATGCGGAAAGACTTGTAATATTTGAACCAGATGTTCCAAAAATGTTTACATAATTTAATTCGGAAAGATTATTAAAATTTATTTCAGCAGCACTTGTTCCAGACACTCCAGAAATACTTTGTAAAATAATACTTTGAGAAGGAATTAAAGAAATATTTGTTATATCATTTACAAAGTTTTCCGAAAGTAAATTACTAGGACCATTTATAATAACTTGATTTGGAATAGTTAATGTTGAACTTCCTACCAAATATTTGTTTACTAAATTAAAATTTCCAGATTTCAGACTTGCAAATAATGGTATATCATCTGCCGAAAGGCCGGTTCCATTTGCAGAAAAGAATTCAGGAGATAATCCAGCCGGGACAGAAATATTTCCTACAGTTGTTAAATTCTGAAAATTTATTATATTAACTTTTGAAGAACCATCTGTAATATTTGGAATAGTTACATTCTTTCCAGTTCCATTTATGTTAATCGTTCCTGAAGTTGAACCATTCGGAACATACAACGACAAATATGATGGCAAAATGAAGTCTAAAGTAATATTAACTTGCTTGTCCATTTCCATAACATTCGGGACAGTGCTTGAATTAATCCATTTTGTAACTCTACCTTCGTCATTTGAAGCATCCACCCAAGAATATTTTATAGCTTCTGTCACTCCAGTTTGAAAAATAGGTTGAACGTTCAATCCCCAAACTTTTGATCCACAATCTATTAAAAATGTATTAGAAGTAAATGTAAAAGTTATTCCGGCAGTTGAAATCATCTTCGCATTACTTGTAAAACTCCATGTAGAGTTGTATGCAGAGGTTGTATAATTTTGATTAAGATATGTGCTACCATCTATTTCAACGTCTTTAGCGTATCTCTGAGAGGCTTGTGCGGACTTTGTTAGATATATCCCTTGATCTATTGAAGTATTATATACAAGACCAAACCATCTTGGATCAATTGTTTCAACATTATATCGAATATATCTTCCTGTAACATTTGGGGTAAGTGTTATTCCATCATCATCTGAATCTGTTGAGCTTTGGTCTAGATAAAATAGCCCCTCGCCACCGTCAGCTTGATTAACTCTTCCTTGGACATAAACCAAAGCATATGCATCAGTAATTGCTCTAACATCTGCGTAAGTATTGACCAATAGAAACTGATTATTTGCGAAACCACCCGAACCAGATGTTATAATTGAGTCGTTCAACCCTGCTTCTATATCTACCGGGGGGCCGACTTGTGCGGAGGTAGAATCGTATTGCCAAATAGTATATGAACCAAATAAGTAAACAGGTGCAGTTCCAGCAGAATCTAAGTTAATAGGATTACTTTGGGGGGCAATTCCATATATATCATAATATGTTGCTTTTGGTGTGGTAGTGCCTAGCGCATATGTGTATAAAAATCCATTAGCATTGGGCTTCCCATCATCTAAGAAACATTGTAGTCTAGCCGATGGTAAACGTGTGAGCATTTATAATATTTCCTTTTGCAGATTTCTATTATATTTAGAGTTTTTGAAAATATTTCTTGAAAATCTTCCTAAAGTCGAAGAAAGTCCTTGACCAGAGAGATTAAATTTGTTATAATATAAATAGTCAGGTAACGAGAAAGGAGATTACAATGTTTTCTATTATATATTTTATCCCTATAGCAATGGCAGCAATTTGGAGTTTATTCGATGAGGACGGGGGACAAGTATATAAATCAAAAAAAATAGAATATAAAATAGATGAATGGATAAAAGACATGGAAGAAATTGAAGAAAAAAGAAACCGCCGTATATAGCAAACATTTACAATAGATGATATTTAAAAATTATATTTTCTTAAATAATCTGCTCCAATTCCGGAAAATAAAGGAGCTATTTTTGAAAGTGTAGGAGCCACAATTGGAGCGCTTTTTGAAAGAGCATATGGAATAGCTTTCGGAAATACATAATCTGTTCCCAACGCTGCTAAAGTTAATGGTAATACGGATGGAAAATGTGAATGTAACATTCCTGCGCCAATTGTTTCTAATATTTTTGTTTGTGTACCTCCTAAAGGACTTGTAATAGGATTAGGTTTAGAAATATTAATATAATCTGTTGCCAATGCATCTGGATTAGCTCTAAGTCTCGGGATATCAACACCCATACTGTTATACATACTTAAAACATCTGGACTATAATTTAATGTAGCTTCTTTAACTGTTTTTCCTTCTAAAATTTTAGGTGCTTGTTCCGATGCTGCTAGTTGGTTTAAAAAATTACCTCCCTTATCTCCAGCTTCTTCTAATTTTTGTCCGGCAATATGTCCAATACCACTTGCTAAAGCTCCTAATCCACCTTGTAATAAACCTCCAGATAAAGTCGGAGAATTTGTATTACCTAAATATCCACCAACTTGTCCTAATCCCTGATATAAAGCAGCTTTTAATGGAGATAATTCTGGCTGAGCTAATGAAATAATATTAGCAGGATCGGCAGCAGCATTTTCGAGAGTTCCATTCGTATTAGCATTATTTTGAAATTCATCTAGTTCTTGTGTAGCCCCTTTTGCAAAACCATCTCCACCCAAAAATGAACTGACTCCTCCAATTAAACCAGCAATCCCAGATTCAGGATATGCAACAGCCTTTCGGAGAAGTGGATATACATTTGAAATATTAAATTTATTAAGATCGTCGGTAGTTTTTAATCCTTGAATATTTTGCGGTGAATTATTATTAATAGTATTTCCATTATCATCGAGAAGAACTGGTGAATTATTATTAATAGTATTTCCATTATCATCGAGAAGAATTGCCATTATTGTTGCTCCCAGGCAGAACCATTCCATTTTCCTTTCTTACCATTTGGGAATACTTTTATATCACCTATTTTTTTTGTAACATCTCCAAGATTTTTATCGATTATATTATTGTCTTTTATTCCATAAGAATTATAAAAAGGAATAACAACATTTTTCTTAATTATTGAAGGAACATTTACTACAAGTCTGGCTGATTCTTTTGGATTATTTAAAATATATGTTTTAAGAGCTTCTGTTGGACTTGTTGCATTATATACAGATTCCGGCAATCCAGATTCTTTTAATGATCTTCCTAAATCTGCTTCAGTTCCAGTTGCTCCTGCTACCTGTTGCACCGATCTCAAAAATGATGCTACTTGCTGATTTAATTCTTGCTGTTGTCTAGCATTTGTAGGATCAAAATTATTCAAAAATGTTGATGTTACTTGTGCTTGATTTTTTAATGCTATTTGACTTGAGGTTAATTTCTCAACATTGTTAGAATTTGCTACAGATTCTGCTGATCCTAGAGTTCCAAATTTAGCCGCATCTGTCCCCCATTTTGTTGCTTCATCTGTTGCTACTTTTTTATTAGTAAAATAGGATTGTAATTGATTCTCTTGCCCAGCAATACCTTGTGCTTGTGATTTTTGAGATTGCTGTTCTGAAGTAGCCAATCCAAGCGCCTGAAGATTTTTAGTTCTAACTGTGGAAATTTGTGCATTATAATCTGCAATAGCTTTAGCATTTTGAGAATCTATATCAGCACGTTTTTGAGGATCTGTTTCGAAGTTATTTTTTAAAATTGGTGCTGGAATATCTGAAACTCCCTTATTTGCAAATTGTTCTACAGCATTTTGTATATCGTTTGTAGATAAACTTTTCGGAGCTACACCATTTTGAGAAAGCTTTCTAACAACATTTAATTTATCTGAATCATTTAATGCTCCTGCATCAAAAGTCGTTCCTGGTAAACTTTTCGGAATGTTTTGTGAAGGTGTTGGATAAGATCCTTGAAATGTTCCAGGCGCGACACCTCCAAAACCAACTTGAGAACCCATTGCTAAAGGTGCAGGAGCTGACGAAGGTGCTGATGTTGAAATATCTGGTAAAGTAAATGTTCCGGAATTATCACTAGATGCTGGAGGAGTTACTTGAACGGTATTTCCAGGTTGGACTTGGCCATTAGCATTATCTCCAGAATTTGAACCATACGCTGCGGCAATATTTGCAGGAGTTGGTGTCATATTTTGAGCTTTAGCTTGACGAAAAGCTTTAAGAGTATTATTGCCAAATTTTCCATCGACAGTTGTTCCGATTTGTGCCTGTATTGCTTTGTAAGTTGCAGGATCCTTTCTGGAAAGTATCATCAAATCACCATCGGAATATTTTGATAAATCTATTCCAGAAGGTGTAGGAGCATTTGTGGGAGCATTTGAACTGGCTGGTGTAGAATTATCATTAGATGCTGGAGGAGTATAAGAAGGAGTCCCAGCAGGTGTCGAAGGAGTTGCAATAGTAGGTTTGAAAGCAGTTCCTTGACCAACAGCAATACCAGCAGCTTTTTGACCAGCTAAAATCTGATTTAGTCCAGCTTGATTTGTTGAATTTGTAATACGCGCATTCGAAAGAGCTTGCAAAGTAGGATCAATAAGATTTCCGAAACCTTGTTTATTAAGACTATCAGCAATACCGGCAGCATCTATAATAGGCTGACCATTTGGATCTATAACAGGATTTCCAGAAGTATCCAAGGAATATTTTATTAAATTTCCTTTAGAATCTTTTTTATATCCTGCTGTAGCAATTGCCTTATTAACTGCAAATTGTCCATTTAATTTTTGCATATCCGACATATTTGATAATACATCTGATATTCCCGTATTTTGTGGATTATTTGCTGTGAATAAAAAGTTTCCTAAAGTTGTTGTAGGACCTTGGTTTGATGTTGTATCAGCCATTATGATAGACCTCCAGTTCCAGTTGCACCACCGGCAGAACCTGGAGCAGAACCTCCGAAATATGCTCCAAGATTTTGAAACAATCCATTTTTACCACCTAGGAAATTACCAGCATTATTCCACATATTGTTCTGAGCTTGCCCTTGTATAGATTGACTTCCAGCTGCCATATTTCCTAATCCTGTATAAAGTCCATTTAATTGTGTTGCTGTATTTTCTCCCACACCATTCAAGGCATTTGAGGCAGTGTATCCAGCATTTACTAAATTACCTTGATTAGCAATGTTTTGATTCTGATATCCCATATTATTTGTATATATTTGCTGATTTTGATTAAATTGTCTATTAGCATCTGTATTATATCTATCGTAAGCATTTTGATATTCTTGCGATGCCATATCCTGACCTCTTGTTTGAAGACTTTTTAGCGCTCCTGAACCAAGTGTCATTCCTTTGCTTGCAGTAGATCCTTCAATTGCCTGATTCGCTTGATCTACTCGAAAAGCATATCCTGGATCTTGCCAATTACTTTCGTTAAATGTGTTTGAAACAGTTGGATTAGCTGCCTGAGTATAATTATTAACAGAATTTTGATATTGTGGAAGCTCTGTGGCACCAGCTTGTATATATGGATTAAGATTACCTTGAGCAGTATTGTAAACACCATTAGTAAAATTAACTCCAGGTTGAACTTGCTGTTGATATGCAGCATTAGCAGCTTTGGCAGCATCAGCTTGAGAGTTACTTCCTAAAAAACTCCCAAGACCTTGAACCAAACTTCCACCCGTAGATGCTAGTAATGCAATTGTCGCTGGATCCATTTATTATACCTCTATTCTATTTATAAATTTTAGAAAACTTTTACAAAAACTATACATAATTTATCTGTTAACCTGTTGAATTATTATTTGATGATTTATTTTTATATTACTATTCGGCAAAACTATTTCGGAATCATTTTTAGAAAGATTTACGAAAGTATAGTTCCAATTTCCAGAAGAATCTTGTAAAAAATATGGTAAAATCTGATCTAAAGCGGCACTATAAGGCAATGTTAAAGATATTCCGCCTGGGCCATTATAAATTATTGTTAGATTATTTTCATTAGTTGTATAAAAATAATTAGAATCATTTCCTTGTTTTACGGTGCAACTTTCTACAAGATTTTGCGAAAGATTTCTAAACCATATATACCAAGGTTGAGTCAAAACATTCGAACTTGTTAAATCATTTTTTAATGGTGCTGGTTGAAGTAACATTAGAAATCCAACTCCTCAAGATCTAAGGTAAATCCTACCAAAATAACTTGAATAGGATCAGAGACAATAACTCTATAAACTCTATTTCGCGAATGTCCTAAACATCTAAAAATTGTCCGAGTTTGATAATTTCCAATTGCTCCAATATCCGCGGTTCTTCCGTTTTGAAAAGTAAATCCAGAATCATCAGAAGTATATAAAATACATTGAGGATTAACTCCATATCCTAATTGTAAACTATTTATTAGTCCTACACCTTGTTCGAAAATTATTTGAATAGAATTATGCCGAACTCTTTTCTGATTTATTTGTATAACTGGAGTTGTTCTAGTTCGTTTTATTTGATTATATCCCACACCATTTGGATTATCGTTTAAGTAATAATCTACAGACAATTGATAAACGCCATCTCCAGTATTATCTCCAAAAATGTTTAATCCCCAAATATATGCTTGATAATATCCTTGCCATTTATGTTCTACTCCGAGAGTATCTAAAAATGTTCTTCGATGCCATTGTCCAGTTGTCATATCATATACAATTGTTAAATCTGCACTAGGAAAAGTTAATACATAAAAAACGTGGCCAGCTTGTGCATAGGTATATCCGAAAGCATCATTAATTTGTCCACCAGAATTATTTGCAAAACTATGTATAAGTTGTTCTATGCCTCTGTTTGATATCTTTACTGGAGTTAGTGCGTTGTTTGACCATACAGCAGCGTTACCAGCCTTATCAGAACCTAGCCAAAAGATATTGCCCTCTACTTTTGCAACGCTATATGGAGCACTACAACCGATATCTATTACTGCACCTTCGTATCTTTGCCATTGTTGTGTAGTAATATCTCCAGTATCATAATGCACTTCTGTAGAATAACTTCCGAAAACCCACAATTGATTTGACAAACCTTTTATTGCAACTATATTATCAGGTAATCCTTCTTTGTCTGCAAAATTAAGAGGATCCCATGTCAAACCATCATTATTATTTGACCAATTGTAATTTATACTATTCGGTTGATTTGCTAAAAACTGTGTATCAATACAATCGCAATGTGTGGCACCATTTACAAAAGTGTCTGGATCAATTTGTGAAAAAACATTCGTAGATAATTCTAAAATATATCCGAAAGCTCCGTCTACTAAAAATAATTGATGGGTATTATCTACCATTCCAACTGTTCCAGAATATGTTGTGATACTTCCTTTAATTAATCTCTGACCATTTTGAAGAATTTCCACAAGATTTGCTCCGAATACTCCAAAAAGTCTCTGGTCAGCAGTCCTATAAAGTCCTCGGCAAACATCTGTGGAAGTCTGTTGAGAAAATAATTGTAATCCTGGTATAGAAATATAATAATTAGGTATTTTAGAAGTTAATGTAATAGCTTTTTCGAGATATAAATTAATACAATCTTCTACACCAATCGAATAATATGGAGAAGCATAAGGCGTGTCTCCAAATCCCATTAGTTTTTGATTAGCTGGCATTAAATTAGCCCTGCCAAACCACTTAGATAGTTAAATCCACCCTCTCCACCAATATCATTTCTTAAAGTGCTCATTTCACGCATTAATTCACGTTCTTTCAAATGTTTTAATGCATCATTCGCTTCAGTTATCAACCCTGGTGATGGAGCTACACCAAAATAAGGTGCAGATTTTAGTGCCAATTGACTTACTAAAAATTGATTAAACTCTCTCGGCAAATTTGTATAATCATTTATCGTAGGATTTTCCGAAATTAAATAAGATCTTCCGTAAACTCTTACAAAAGCACTCTGATTAAATCCTGGATAAAAATATAAAGTAATAAACGGAAAATTATATAAAATATATACAGCTTCTGGAATAGCATTTAATGGTGTTATCGGAATTGCTCTGTAATCTTCATACTTTTTAATAGCTAATTTGTAATTTATCCCGTTAATTATTGCTACAACTTCTTTAATTTCGGCAGGTAACGTTGGAATAGTTCCTGAAATATTATTTGTAGTATCTGTTCCTATTGTTATTAAATTACTTGCCGAAACTATATAATCATATGGTGAATAATTTACAGATCTGATCGAAAACTCATCTAGCATCATTTTATAATTGTTAAACATTATTGTTGAAGATTCATTATCTAAAGCCTGACCAAGATTTACTACACCATTTCTTGCAGCAGCTTGGTGGATGATATCGTAGATTTGTAGCATAGTAATTCCTTAAAAATTTAGAATCATTTATATTTAGTTTTTTTGAAAATTTTTAGAAAAATATTAAAAAAGGCTTTCAGAAATTACTCCGAAAGCCTTTAGAAAAGATTTAGAAAACCTTTTTGATATTATCCTCTTATCCTGCAAACCCATTCTGGACGTAGGACCTTGGCTCCGAGAAACGCGTCCAGTCTAGTTACGAAAGTAGGAGGGGCATTGGTATACGCACCAGCCGCCATGAATTGACGAATGTAACGAATGCTTATCATTGTGTCAGGATCACGTTCGGCAAATCCTTCGTCTTCGTTTTTAGGACGAATGAGTTCCGGGCTTGCAATACCAATAGCGGTCTTGTGGAATACAATACCTTCCTGACCAGTTGATTTGGCTCCAGCAGAAGTGTAAGGAACAACACCTACAACAGTTCCTGGGTCGGATATGTTCTGGTAATCTCCGCCCGCGATGAGAGCGGGAGAAACAACGACCGACTGGCTGGCGCTTGTAACGGCAGCCACAGCAGTAAGGACAACGAATTGCTGAACGTAAGGCATTGTAGCATCAGTTAGAGGATTATATGAGTATACAGGAGTTGCACCAGAAAGATAAAACACGTCACCCTGATTAAGAGTAGTTCCGGCAGTAAATCCAGTTACGGAAATAGTGGAGGATTCGGCCCAACCAGAAGTTAGATATGTTGCACCAGCTCCGGCTGAAAGAACACCGATAGAAGCAGAGGTAAGTCCACTCCAGGCAGTGCCGTCAGTATGTGTGGGAGAGCTATTGGATACTGCCCAATCGGCCCCGGCGAAGTATCCGATACGGCCTCTCTTATAAATGTCCGAAATTTCTTTTTGAGCGTTGAAAAGAGTAAGCTGAGCATTCGAAAGATTTCTGGAAAGTCTTGGGGTAAGAATTCCGAAAATATCATCATCATCTGGGGTATTATATGCGTCAAGCAATTCCTTAGCTGCGAGTATAGTATCGGAAGTGATTGCCACACCGTATTGTCCAACAGTATTAGCAGTGTTATTGATAGCTACTCCATAAACGTAGGAGTCCATAACGTTAGCCAAGGAAACAACAACCTGATCGATAAATCTTTTCTTGAAGTCTTCAATTTTCAAGACCAAGTCGGCGTCCTGAAAACCTAGGGGTACAGAAAAAGAGGTTCCAACCTGTAGCGCAGATTTTCCTTCGAAAGGTAGAGCATTAGACCATACCATGTTATTGACCTGGACGTTTTTGAGAATGGGCCTACGAACAAGCAGAGTATCACCAATCATTTCGGTCGGCCTGGCGAATTCCTTAGAGTAAGACCAGTCAACTTTTGAAGCGATAATCATGTTGTTTGAGAGCTGCATTAGAGCGGCGCGAGTTACCTTAGAGGTAGTAATTAGATTTGAGTTCTGACCGAGAGCCATTTTAAATTCTCCGTGCATAAAGCACATTTTGTTAATATTTTGCGAAACAATTTCTAAAACGAAGAAGAAAGATTTTTAGTTTTACTTCTTCAGAAATTTCTCTTCAAAAATTACTGGAGAATGGTTTCAGGTTTTTTACGAAGGCTGAACTTCTACAATTTATTTAGCAAAACTATTTTTAATTATTTTCAGAAACAAAAAAGACCCATATTGCAGAGTCTTTTCGTAAATTATTTCAAAAAGTTTTCTTAATTTACCATCCAATTAATCTTCCTTCTTTTTGTAATTGTTTTTGTTCTGAGGCAGACATTCCTGGGTGCCATTTTACCTTACCAACATTTGCAGGTTTACCTTGAGTATTTGGAGAACCAGTTTTCGCAGGAGTTTTTGTTCCAGGCATTACATCAGGTATTTCGGAACCTCTTGCAGTAACTTTCGAAACTCCTTCTGGCCGATCATCATATTTTGCAGACATCCTTCCAATTTTTCGAGAAGCATCTACAGGATTCATTTGCAAAAGACTCTTCAGAAGTCCTGGGGTAGTTGCTATTTCGTGCATAATTTCCGGGGCATGATCGTCGGTAACAAGTGCATATCTAGTTTCCGGCGAGAATAGATTAGCCTTTTCCGCAATATAATTAGCAGCATCTATAACATCTGGATTACTTTCGGAAGCTTTTATCAAACGATTATTAAAAGTTTCAGCAATATCATTTTCAATTTTCTGAATACGTTTTGCTTCATCTTTCTGCTCGTAAACTTTTTCGGTATTTTTCTGAATAACTTCTACTAAAGCTCTCTGATAATCTTCAATATTATCAAAATTCGAAAGTTTCAAATCATCTACAGAATTATATTTGGAAACCTTTTCGGAAGTTTCTCTAAATTTCTTTAATTCTTCTCTTTCTTTTTCTAATTCCCTTTCCAATTCATTTTTTCGGGAATTTACTTCTGAAAATCTTGAATAAGGAATAGTTTCTGGAACCTTTTTTTCGGAAATCCATGGTTTATATGGCTCTTCTTTTGGTAATTCTTCAGTATTTTCAGTCTCATTTTCGGAAACTTCTGGGGAATTATCTACAACTTCTTCTACAATATCATTAACATTTTCTTCTGACATATTTGCTCCTTTTTTTTTAACGTCTCTTAGGACGATTTTACTAAACTATTTAATAAAAATTTTCAGAAAAGTTTTACATACCCATTCCTAAATGCAGGTGTTGTTCTGGAGCGTGTGTAGGAACTATATTTGTTTCATGCTTTTCGATATGAACTGATTTTGGACCTTCTGGAACAACCGGATTCATAAAAACTTTGAACCGTTCTAACATATCTTCCATTTCTTTCATCTTTAAATCATATTCTCCTTTCATTTGCTCTACATTTTCGTAAGATTTATTATCAAGCTGAGTCTTTTGTAATTCCGTCTGGCTTCTCAACTGTTCTGTATTAAATTTATCCTGAAGTTTGGCTTGAAGAGCTTTAGCAGCTTGAGTTTCGTTTTGGAGAGCTTTTGTCAATTGATCGATAGTTTGCTGGGCATGTTCGAATTGCTGTGTTAAAGCCATCATTTGACCTTTCATAGTATTTTCGGAAGTATTTTTTCCTGCTGCTAGTATCTTTGGATCCATAGTTGCTTGTAAACGATCCGCCATTTGATTAGATTCGGGATAATCCATATTTCGGACGAACATATCTCCAAAAACTTTAATCATTTCTGGATCAAGTTTGAAAAGATCTAGCATATTTTCATTTGTTTCTTGGCGTTGATCTTCGTAAGAGGCACCTGTCGAAAGTGTCACAGAATATTTTCCTTTAAGATTTACTCCATCTATTCCACCAATTTTTACGGAAGATATTGTGCCATCTATTCCCAAAATTTGCTGAATATGTTCATGGGAATAAAAATGCGGAATAAGATCTACAATAATTTTTCCAGCATGTTTGATAGCTCTATTAAGATGGTCTGTCCAAACATATGTTCCAATATTGCTTTGTGCCATCTGTAATTTAATAGCCTTTCCTGAAGCACCTGCGGGAAGATCTTGAAATGTATCTTTGATTCCAACTGTTTCTTTAATAGCATTAGACATATCAGAAACAGCTTCCAAATAACCTACAGGAGCGGCAGGAGGATCATTTCTGGAGGGTTTCTCTTCGCCATGGACATAAGGCAGGAAAGGTAGATTAGCAGTATTAGCAATATCCCAGACCTTTTTATATGGCTGAATAGATGCATCAGACGCTAACCAAGGAGTTTTAGCTGACTTTTGAACATAATCTATAGCTTCACTTTGCATATAATTTAAAGTAGTCTGATAATCAATACTATCTCTTATAATAGATTTAATAGTCCTTGTGCCATCTATTGTAATATCTTCTCCCAATATAAAAGTGAAAGGGATATATTTTCCAGGATAAGGTAAATCTCTCCATTCAGAACTATCCAAAATTTCGTTACCATTTAAGATATACCAAGAAACTTTTGAACCATCTTTAATCCAATATTCAGCAATTGTTACGGAATCTTTTTTAAACCAATCTGACATAACTTCTTTTACGTCTGTTGTTTCTGCATCTGGATAAAGTTTTTCGAAACGCTTTATATCAAGGTCTTTAATGTGGAATAACCATTTGGCATCACACATTGTAGGATCTATTGCTTCGGGATCTGGGAATACTGTAGTCGGATCTACAATTCTTTCCTCATAAATCTCTAATTGTCCAGGATAATCATCACAGTCTTTCGTAATAATTTTCCAAACACCTACACTCCCGGCCACCGCATCCTGGAATGCAGCAGATCTTAAATCATTGCTATTAGATTCATTCTCAATATGTTTTACAAGTCCGTCATAGATTTCGGCAACTTCTTTAGTCCCTTCCGAAATAGGATGAACCTTAATTGCAGGAGGATTTTGCATGTTGCTATTAACGACGTAGCGAATATTCGACACTAATTTATTAAAAGTTTTACAAGTTCTATTTTCAAGTTTTCTTGTTGAAAGTGTAGAATCGTCCCATTGATTTCCTAACAATCCGAACTGTATATCTTTAATATATTTGTTATGTATTTCGGAAAAAGCATCCTGAGATGTTTTCAAATTATCTAAAGAATCTTCGTAAATATCTGTTAAATCCTTTTTTGTAAGTTTTTTCGAAATATCCTCAGAAATCTCATCTGGTAAACTTTCGGAAATGTTATCTATATCCATTTGAAAAATCCTTTAAGAAAAATTATATAAAGCTTTGCCAAACTATTTATAAAAAAATTTATTAAATCCCTGAAAAAGGAGCATAATAACCCATCTCTAACACTACTGGCTCTTCTTTTTCGAAAACACACATATAACGAAATGAATCTGCAAAATTACTGAACTCATCATGTATTGGGCTTCCATAAACATTCTGAGAAGCATTAAATTGCCTTTTATAATTGGTTATACATTCTATAAGACGATCATTATTCTTATTATCTATAAAAATATTCTTAAATTTACGTCTAGAAATATCAATCCCATCTTCAATTCCATACTTTTCTAATACAGTAACATTTTTGAAAGACTCTTTAACAGTATCATATACACTATTTTTAGTTTCTATTCTATGTTGTTTTGCATCATGTGGAAGTATTATGTAAACATTTTTATCATACTTTTTCAAAATTTCTGCAATATAATATGAAATATCTTGAAATCTATTTTCGAAAGAATTTATTATATGTATTTCCTTACCAACCAATTGAAAAAATATTACAGAAGTGTTATCATTACGTCCTATATCAAAACTTGCATATAATTGAAATTCTCTTTGATATGGAACTCTACAATAACGATGTTCTTTATAAAATATATCAAGTTCTTTTCGATAAACTGTTGCATCACTTATATCGAAAGAGTCCCATCTACCATCCAAATATGCTAATCGTTCAGCTTCTGGTAATAGTTGTAAATTTGCTTCGTATTCTTTCGGTATATAAGGATTGTCGGAAAGTTTTGATTGTATATACTCGATTTCTTTATAAACTTTAGAACCATCTGACAAAGTTACTTCAAGTTTTTGATATGTTGATTCGCCTGTTGGAGATATATTAAAATATTGTCTTAACCATTTGAACGGACTAGGATTTGAAGTGCAGCGGTAGTATGGTTTTAATCCATGCGAAGATCTTAATCTAGATATTACGAATTCCATAACCGATGCAGATTCATATAAGCCAACTTCGTCTCCACCCGCGAAATCCAGTTCTCTGCCTTGAAGTTGTTGAGCACCTTCTAAATTTTCGAAATATGCAAATGTTAATGTAGCACCAGAACCAAATACCCAAGTCATAGATGTTTTATTATATATAGCATTTCCATCAATTTTAGGATATATTTGCTGAGATTTATCAACAAGTTCTAATAGATGTTTATATTGTTTTCTATAAATCAATGCTCTATATTCTGGTATTTTTATTCTGGGTCCTTTAGGGTCATTAAGTCCAAGCGCATCTATAAGTAATACGTGTGACTTGCCGCCTCCAAAATTTCCGCCAAACATCAATATATCAGACTCACTTGATACAAATTCTTGTTGTTTATCTGTTAAAGTCATTAAAAATGGTTCAGACATTATACATACCATTTCGGAAATTTCTTTCAAAAGTAGATCTATTCATCTTTCTTCTTTTTTGGAGCGATATTTATCTGAGCAAATTTATGATTAATTTCGAGATCATTCTTAAAATCTGGATCCAACTTTCCTAAAACACCTAGACGAGCTTTTGTATACTCTTTTGCTAAATCTATATCTTCTTTTCGGAAATATTGAGGAACAGTATCCAAATCTTGTAAGTTCAAAATAGCATCTTTATGTAATTGTAAACGAGTTTTTGTCAATAATTCGTAACGTTCTCGTCTAGTTGGTTCCTGCACTATTGTCAAACTATAGCATGGATGACCGGATATATCCCAAATATAATTGTCAAAACGTTTATTAGATACACCTTTAGAACAACTTTCGAAAATAAAATCTATGAAAATTTCTGTATAATCCCATCGTAAAGCTTTTCCATTAGGATTTCTTTTTACACAATCAATTGTCAAATCGGGAACAGCAATACCCCATGGAGCAACTAAAGGAAATCCTAATTCATCTTGAAAATTATATGTATAAGATTCTCCAGGAGTTAATATGTTTACTGCTTGTGGTCGTTCACGATTTGACATTTTAAATTACTCCTCCACAGTCTCAGCAAGTTTCTTTAAATCTTCTGCCGATTCTTTTCTAAAATTTTCGGGATCTGCATTATAATCTGCCCAACGCTGTTTTATAAGATCATAATAGCTATCTACAAGCAACTTAGCCATCGAAATAATTGACATAGCATCCCAAGGAGTTGTGTCACTATAAAATGCAATCATCTTTGTTAGATCTGCATTCATTTTTGTCTGGAGTTCGTCTTCCAAAGCTACTGCACGATCATCTAGCTCTTTTTGGATTTCTTCTTGAGATTTTTCGTCGTAATCTTTAACTTTGTTTACGGAAATAACTTTATGCGGTTTTACTTCTAATTCTGACATATTTACTCCTAATTTTTTTAACGTCTTTTTGACGACTTCACTATATATTTATTAAACCAAATAAAAACCTCTTTCTAAGTTTTTAAAAAGAGGTTTAGAAATTTTTATTCAGGCTTTATAAAATCTCTATTTGTTCTTAACTTTTTAAAAATAATATCAAGATAATCGTCTAAATCAAAATCATATAATATTTTTGGAGTATTTTGAGGAACAAATTGACATAAATTAAAATCATATGTATCATAAGTATCAATTTGTCCAGTTCTTTTTAAATCTTTTGTATCATAAATCATACCAATATCATAAGTATCAATTAAAATTTTATCATCTATGTCTACTACATATTCGTAAAAAGTTTCGGAAGTTTTATCATTTGTTCCTAAAATTTTAAATGATTTTATATCAAGATATTTTATAAAATTATAATCTTTTGTATCATATTTAACATATCCTAAAATTTTTATATATCTATTTGGTTCTTTTAATTCAACTTTTATCATCTTATTTTCTCCTAATTTTTTAACGTCTCTTAGGACGATTTTACTAAACTATTTATTAAATATTTTAACAAAGTTATTATTTGGTTTATATATCGTAAAAACTAAAGGATCGTCACTAGTGTCTAATTTCCAGCATTCAAGAATCACTCCTTCTTTTTCGAAATGGTTAAGATTAAAGTAATACTCTTCCTTACTAATATTAACATTTTTAATATTTTTTAATAAGAAATAGTAATCTATCATCTTATATCCTCCTTTATTTTTAATATTTTATTAGTTAGAGCAAATTCTCCAAAATATTTGATAGCTGCTTTATCGTATACAGCGGATGCTTCTAAAATATCTAAAAATACTCCTAAATTTATTCTCTTATTATTTAATGTTATTTGAACATACCATTTTTTAATATCTTTTCTAAAATATACTCCTTTATACCCACTATTATTATTTTTTGGAATATTTCTATTTTTCATATTTTCTGAGTGTGTTGCCAATCTTAAATTTTCTATTTTATTATTAGAACGATTATTATCAATATGATCTAGAAATTTTCCATTTGGTATCTTTCCATTAAACATTTCAAAAATTATTCTATGAACTTGATAATTTTTTTTATTAAATTTTACAGAATAATATTTTGAAACTTTATTGAAACATCCAGCCGATAAATCTTTATGTTTACTTTTTAATAATCCTCGTTCTTTCCAACGTAAGCATGATTTACTAGTTTCATCATATACAAAAATTTCATTCCAATTTATCATAATTATTTTCCTTGTGTCGCACGTTTATATGCTCTTGCATTTCTTTCTCTAGCACTAATTTTCTCTTCTTCTGTAATATATCTACATTTTTTTCCAATTCGTTTCTCAATATTTTCGTGCCTAGATATTAATTGTAGATTTGATACTCTATACCCAATATTGTCGTCAATCCTATCAATGCTACTGACTTCTCCTTTTACGACTATCTCTTGATGTTTTTCATAGTTTCCATCCATCCATGTGTAAAACTCATCTTTAGTCATTTCGAGTTTGATATTTTTTGCGTGATAAGACATTATTTGAGGGGTATTACGACTCTTTAACTCTCTAGTGTAATCTGTGTTTATACATCTTTGCTTGATGGACGACCAGCGATTATGCTTGAGTATGTCCCAGGCGGTAACAGTGCCTCTAGAACGCTGCCACGATCCAGCGAAGTAATGACCCGTCTTTTCCTTGTAAAGCCTGTCAGCGATATCCAGGAAGCTTTCTAGAGATATTTTGGAAGTATCTCTCTGCAACCAAAATCCAGGAACTCTAACTGTATAGCTCTCTACTTCGATACCTTTCTTTACTTTTACATTATTTTTGTGGAACATTTTGTGATCTCCTTAAAATTGAAACTTTCGAGTCTCATTTTTATTTATAGATTTTCTTAAAAAAGTTTTTCTACGAGTATTCTTACAAGTCTTTCGGAAAATTTTCTAGGAATTTTTCTGCTTCTGATATTTCTAAATTTAATATTTCAATATTCTTTTCGAAAATATCTGAAACTTCATCTAAAAGTTTTTTCGGAATCACTTGCTCAAGTCTTTCTGGAGTTATTGGAGAGTTTTTCATAATTTGTAAGTTTCCTTGTAATAGCCTTTTAGAGCCTCTGGAAGCCATCTTAAATTCTCCTTGGCATACTTGCGATAATTATCTAATTCACGTTTTAAGCCGTTTATTTTACCTAATACACGGTTCAAATTGTTAGGTATGACGATGCAATTTTCCGGACAATAATTTTTTGCAGAATTTACTCTCTCACAACTAGGAGTCAAACCAGCATCCAAAATTTTCTGAATAATATTTTCCTGCGATGTAAACCAAATATTATATGTATCTGTGGTAAATTCATTTTTTATATTTTTGTAAGATCTCTTTTTACCACATCTTGACTGAATACCGTTTATAATACTTTTTCTGTAATAAATTATATTCTTTTCGGGAGACTTCTTTTTACATTTTAAGAAAGTCTTTGCTAAAGTTGTTTCTAAGTCTTCTTCTGGATAATATTTTCTTTTCATGGAGTTATTTACAAAAAACTCTTGACATACTACATTAAAGATGATAAACTTGGCATGTAAGTTGCGGGATTTATGTTTATGCTAAATAAAAATGTGAGACAAAATCTTGCACCATCTGTTCGCTTCACTTCGGATAGTTGGTAGGACCGAAATAGGATCCTAGTGAAGCACCAACTATTCGAGGTCGAACGGAATGAAAATAGAAAATAATATAAAAAACGGATCACTATCAAATATGGTTCGTTTTTATTTTTCAGAAAAAGTTATTGAAAAGGTTAAAGAATTACCGTTTGTTACTAAAAATTCAAATATTAACAAAAATGATTGGATTAGAGCACTAGATTTTGTAAATTATGTTGCTAAACCAAACAAAGAAAAATATTATAATGAAATAAATGCAAAATATATTGGAACAAGAACTATAAAAGATATTAAAGAAAATTATAAACCATTTTTAGATACTATTTTAAATTTTTCTGATATAGTTTTAACTTCTGCGTCTGGATTATTTCAATCTACACAATATTATCTCAATCCTATATATTCTGGAGAAACTTTTTATAAATTTGAAGAAAAAGATTATAAAATTATTCAAAAAATTTTTAAAAAACAATTATTAAGAGGTGAAAAATCATGTTGGAATAAAGGAATTTTAATAAACATTTCTAAAAAACAACTAGAAGAAGAATTAAAAAATTATCCAAAAAATGATTTTACTGAAGAAAATTTAGAAGATCAATGGAAAATTATCCAAAAAATTAACAAAACTGGAAAATGCAATCCGAAAAGACGAAAAGATACTAGACTTTATAATAACATTTGTAAATTATCTTCTCCAGTAAACAAATATATTTTTATTGATGGAGAACAAACAGCCGAATTGGACCAACATTGCACTTATTTTACTCTAATTCCGGAAATAATTAGAAAATTATCTTATAAAACTATTTCTAAACAAAAAGATATATTATGGAATGAATTAAAAGAATTAGAAAAGTTTATTGTTTCTAATTCTGATATATATGAATCTATAAAATTGGAAATTAATAAAGATATTACAAGATTAGAAATTAAACAAAATGTAATATCTTGGCTTTGTGATTCTAATTCCGCAATGACCGATACCAAAAAAGAAATTAATAAGTGGTTTTCTAAGAAATTTCCTAAAACTGAACTATATCTAGATGCATTAAGATCTAAAAATTCATTTCCATATCTTGCATTTGGGATGGAATCTAAAATTTTTCTAGACAATTGTTCAAAATTTCTTATTTCTAAAAATATTCCTGTAATAACTAAGCATGACTGTCTAATTTTTAAAATTTCTGATCTAGAGACTGTTGAAGTAACTTTAAAGCAATCTTTCGAGAAATTCAATGTTTCTTTTAAATGTGGTCTTAAAATTGGAAATCAAGTCGCTACGCTCCAGCCTGCGGCTAACAAATCTTTTTTGATTGAAAATCTGGTCCCTACCAATAAAGAAAATAACCAAGCACTAAAAAAAGAAGAAGAATCACAGGGCAGAGAGCACAGCTCCTATATGGGCGACTTTTTATTGGTAGGGACCACATTATGTAGTGTATATAATTCAAAAACCACAAGATGTTGTATTAATGTTACAGAAAAGACAAAAAGAGGAAAAAAGTATTGGAGATATCAAAAAAAGGGTGGTAGGGACCAGATTGTATTACAAAGTAAAATGTCGAAAGAAGAATTTATAGAAAAAATATTAAAAGGAAAAATAAAATGATAAATTGGAATGAAATTTTAGAATATGATGAAACAAGTCCGAGTTGTTTGTGGTGGAAAGTTTCTACAAATCCTGCAATAAAGATAGGTAAATTCGCTGGATCTTTAAAAAAAACTAATTATTATGAAATTGGATATAATAAGAAAAAATATCAATGTCATAGAATAATTTTCGAAATGTTTAATGGAGAAATTCCTGAAGAATTGTTCATAGATCATATTGATAATAATCGAGAAAATAATAAAATAGAAAACTTACAACTAGCTACTAAATCAGAAAATAATAGAAAATCTTTAATGCAAAAAAATAATACTTCTGGTTATAAGGGAGTGACACTGGAAAAAAGAAGAAATATATGGAGAGCAAATATACTAATAAATTTAAAATATATTCATTTAGGATACTTCAATGATAAATTAGAAGCCGCTAAAGCTTATGACTCAGCGGCTATAGAATATTTTGGAGAATTTGCTCTTACAAATAAAATGCTTGGATTATTGTAATAGCCGAAGGCTGGAGCGTAGCGACGTTTCGAAAACGTTCTTAAAATCTTCTAAAAGTCCTTGACAAGCTAGATTAAATTTGCTATAATGAAGAAGTGAGAAAGACCTCCAAAAGTTTTTCTCACTTGTAACATAAATAAAAATGAGAGACAAGATCACAAGGAGATCACAAATGACTTTTCAACAGCACAGACTAATGTTAAAAAGAGTAAAATTACAGAACCTAATTAAAGAAAGAATTAAGAAAATTTACAAAAAGGATATTGAAATAAATCTTCCATTAACAGAAATTATTGGAGATATGGCTGTTCAATGTTATATTGCGGAAACTACTAAAATTAAAAACGGGTTTTACGACTAATGAACTTACGTATTAGATGTAAATTTGAAAAGCTATCTCCAAAATCCAGAGCATTTATTTGGGGATATGAAGCCAAGCACAACGTTTACTATGTAGAGGTGACAAATACGAGCCACAAAAAACAAAGACCGTTTATAAGGCTTCCTGAAGCGTTTACGATAGAATTAGTTTTAGGATTTTTCGAAGATTTTCTGGAGGATTTTTGTTTAATTACAGATCAGATTTTAGAAGATTGGTCATTAACGGATGTTGGACAAAACCTTCTAGAAAATCTTCGAAAAGAGATAGAAAAATACTCTCCAAATTAATTTTTAGAGTTTAACATAAATAAAAATGAGAGACAAAGATCAAAGGAGATCACAAAAATGTTAGAAAAATACACACCAAACGAAACAGGAAATCCGGATAATTTCGTAAAATATCTTAGAGTATGGGCAGATATTTGTAACAAAATTCAGAAAAAATTTGGAAAAGATATATCAGATACTTTCGAAATTCCTAAAAATGTAGAAAATTTATCTATGTATGATTTATTTCAGAAACATTATTTGGAAGAATCTAATAAAATTATAGACAAAAAGATTGCTAAGAAATTTTTGCAGGAGAAGAAATAAAATGATATTAGAAATTTTAATAGGATCTTTAATAGGAACTACAGTTGGACAAATTATTTTTTCGAAAACTTTTTATAGAATTTTATGGAATATTTTTAAGTTTATATATAAAATTTTGAAAGATTTGTTTATAACTGGAGTAGAATTTTATGGAGGATTTTTTTCATAATGTCTTCAAATTCACTTCAAAACAGTTATAATGAAATATTTTACGAAGAATTATCATTTTTAGATGATTATTATACACGACAAATATCAAATAATACTCCTTTCAAACCATATATTAACACATTTGATTTATTAGAAGAAAGAAATGTAGAAATACAATATAAATGTTCAACAGTTGATTATATTCAGACAGATGTAACAAAAAAATTAGCAAAGGAAGTTAAAAGATATTTCGAAAGAATCATAAAAACTTTTGAAGAATGTAAATTAAATAGTGGAATATGTTTAATGAATATTGGAGATAAATCTTTATATAATATACCAGAAACACTTTTGAAACTAAAATATCCAGAAGAAGCTAAATTATCTATTAATAGTCATTATACTAATACAAATATAAATTCTTTTACAGTAGAACATTTCGAAATTAATTTTTATAATTTTTTCGCAAATATTTCGTTTAGAGATGATTTTCTTGGATTATCCGCTGGCAGTTCTAAAAGTTTTGCGTCATCTCCGGAAACAATTATTAGATTAGCATTTTTTCCTACTTTTTTCATAATTCCTTCCGAAAACGAACCGATGAGTGAAATAAATAGATAAAAAACTGTAGTTGCGATCTCCTTATAATACAGTTTCTCCCAGAGCGTTTTTGGTTCTGGGAGTTTTTGTTTCTAATAAGATAAATAGTTGTGTAATTGAGGTTATTATGATAAATTGGAATGAAATTTTAGAATATGATGAAACAAGCCCTAGTTGTTTGCGATGGAAAGAGTTAGGATCTGGTAAAAATAAAGATTTAATAGCCGGAACTTTAAAAAAAACTAATTATTATGACATTGGATATAATAAGAAAATATATAAATGTCATAGAATAATTTTTGAAATGTTTAATGGAAAAATTCCGAAAGGTATTTTTATAGATCATATAGATAATAATCGTTCAAATAATAAAATAGAAAATCTTCAATTAGTAACTAACACAGAAAATTGTAGAAAATGTTTAATGTCTAAAAATAATACTTCTGGATTTAAAGGAGTTGTTTGGTATAAAAAATATCAAAATTGGCAGTGTAAAATAAAAGGTAATAAAAAACCTGTTTTCTTAGGATATTTTTCTGATAAAATAGAAGCCGCTAAAGCTTATGACTCAGCGGCTATCAAGTATTTTGGAGAATTTGCTCTAACTAATAAAATGCTTGGACTATACTAATTCTTCAATTTTTCGCAAATATCTTTCAAAATTTGATTAGAATTGATAAAATCCCAATCAATCTTATTTTTTGAGTATCTAGGTATTATAAAAAGATTATCAGAAACGTTTACGAGTGTCTGTAGAGAGGTTTCAAAGAAAAAACGTGCAGGTATGCGTCTGGAAATTTGAAAGCCTTCTGGTGGTGTTAAAATGCCTCTAGCTTCTTTGTTAATTTTTGCTTCCCAATTTAGAAATCCTTCTGGAAGTTTTTCTCTAGACTTTTTTAGATATCCTTTTACAACATCTGTTCCTACTTTTTCGTTATGAGCTTTTACAATTTCTTTAACTTTTTCCGGATTTTTATCGTAACGTTGCTTATTTCTTTTTCGATTACATGCACGACATTCGGAAAAATATCTACAATGGACGTCCAAATAGTATTCGGATAATTCTTTTAGTTCACCACATTTAGTGCATTTCTTTTTCATTTTTAATACCTCATTCCTTTTACAATCGATGTTATATCAGTTTTATTATTATCTTTTTCTAAAACTATTTTGAAATTTATCTTTTTCAAAATACATTCTTTAGTTAAATTTAATATATCTGACATTTCAGAATCATCAAAATCTATTTCTAATCCAATATTTTTTGCAGCTATAAAAGTTATCATGTTAATTCCTTTTCAAAACTTCTTCTAAAACCTTTTCTGTAATATCTTTTGAAATAACATTTTCTCTAAAAATTTTAATATCAGTATTGCGAGCGTTATTCAAAATAAATTTTACATCTGCAACAATTTCGGAAAACTCTTCTTCAGGATATGTAGAAATCGTAAAATCGTTATTAGTTTTTATTACTACCATGCGAAAATTCCTGGAATAAACATAAAAGAATTATAATGAGTATATCCATAACTTGTTTCTAAATCAATATTTTTTAATTCTACAACACTTTCCGGAATATAATTAACAAAGCCATAAAAAGATTCTATTTTAATAATATTTTCATTTTCATTCATTTTTCATCTTCCAATTTCTTAACAATTCTCGAAAGTCTAGCAATACTTTTATCAAGTTTGTTTTCCAATTCGTCAAAACTCTTATCAATTTTTTGAAAACCATTTTCGAAAATATTATTAAGCTCTTCTACATGATTTTCTAACATCCTACAAATTTCCTGTTTAGTCTCGTCTTTCATAAAATCTCCTTTATTAAGCTTCATTTTTATTTATGTAAAAGGATAATAAAAAATTTCCTGAAGATTTTAGAGGAAATTTCGAAAGATTTTTAGAATTATTTTCCGTATTTTTTTACTGAAGTATCATCTACAAGAGGTTTATTGATTCTAGGGATTTCTGTATTTGTTACAACTTGAAGAGTTTTATCTAAAGATTTTGTTGCGGGCGTTCCAGAACCCATCATATAAGCAAATATAAAAATATAAAAAGCTACTTGTCCATATTTCCAAAGATTCGACGCAGAAAATACTCTTTTTGGTTCAATTTTTTCTTCGATTTTCGCTATTTTTTCGGAGTGTGTGTTCAATTTTGTATTAATTTCTGAAATATCATCTGCAATACGATCTTCCATGCGATCAATTCTTTTGTTAAATTGGTCTGTTTGGTCATTTAACATTCCGCGAATAGTATTGATTACATTAAGATCATCGGACATTACTTTTTACTCATTTTCGAAGATTTGAATAGATCTTTTGAAAGATTTTTCGAAATTTCTATGGCCGCTAATTGTTTTTCGGCTTCCTTTTTTGACATTGGTTTTTTATCGTTTGTATTATGTACTTTGAAACCACCTTTAGGATTCTTTTCTACAGGCATTTTTAAAAATCTCCTTATATTTTATATTTATCGTTTAAAATAAAAATATATTAAGTAGAAGAATCCACAATTAAACCATAACTTGCCAAAGCTGTTAAAAGACTTGTTAAAGCCGCATTCCCACCTTTTGCGCCTGTTACAGTTGGTTTAGATATCGGAGAAGTTCCGTTAAACCCTATATTACCAGTATGAGAGGTAGTTCCTAAAGTAGTAGTTCCGGAATATTTTTTTAATGATTTCAATAATCCTTACTATAAATTATTATTTGTTAAATCTACGTTCACGGGGAGCATCAGCGGATCCGTCTCGCGGTCAGTTGACCCGCACATGCAGCGGAACCAGCGGTAAACGGAACTTGTGCAACCAGATAATAGGTTGTAGTCGATGTAATGCTTACCCTTTGCCTAGGGCATACTATTCCAGTCTCGGTCGATACAACTGATAAAGCAGGAATAAGGATAACACTTTCTCGGCCATTGTTAGTTATCGTATTGGTTGTCGAAGTTATGTTGGCAACAATTACGCTATTGCCTACAACTGTTGCTTCATTATAAAAGATTATCAATCCCCCCTCTATATCCCAATCTCCAGCAGTGAGGGACACTGACATAATACTTTTTGCTGTATTGTTGACTACCGATACTTGGCTTGCATCCGGAATAACTGTCTCTATGTACTCTCCGACGATCCCAGATGCCGCAGATGAATTATCCGTATACCCTTTTATCGTAGCTCCCCCATTCGGCGCGCTGATCGCGGTGCCGGTGGCGTTTGTCTGAATTGTCCCGGAAACGTTTAGATTTGAATTTACTGTAGTAGAGGCACTAGAAATAATTAAAGTATTAAATTTTGATTGAGTTCCTAAATTTATTATTTGGCTGTTTGTGGAATATATTCCTAAAGATCCGTTAGATGCTTGAGAAAATCCATATGGAAACGCAACTTGATTATATCCATTATAACCGAACCATGCCTGAGTATTGTCGAAGGCCATGGTTCCCATAGAAGCATTTCCAGCACTAATACCACCAGGAGTAACAATATTACCTGTTGATGTAAATGCACCATTCAAAGTCATACCTGTGAATGTCATTCCGACCCTGCCATACTGTGCGAATACTGTGGACGCGGTTTGTGCATCGTTGATGAGTCGGAAATTCATTAGATTCGATGTTGTCTCAATGTCCCAGTATTTGCCGTCCGTGCCTTGGCCTGTTACTTGAGACCTGTAACTATTATCTGTGCTGTTGAGGATGATTTGACCAGGACCGCCACCTATTATCAATCCAGTAGACCCAGTTAGCGCACCACCGACAGCGGCATAGACAATTTGACCAGTAGTCAAACCATTTACTGTAACAGCTGGTGTAGTCAATGTTCCTGTTAACGTTCCGCCACTCAACGGAAGATAAGCACCAATAGGAGAAATTGCAGAGACTGGATATGTTCCTCCATTTCCTAAAACAAGATATCCGGAAGTATTATTAACAACGTTTTGCAAAGCTCCGGCATTAGCGTATAAAGCACCAGAGAAAGTCTGATTACCGCCTATCGTTAAATTTGTAGTTCCCGAATTAGCAATTGTAAGGACATGGGAATTAGAAGTGTTTATAACGCTTGAACCTACACTATCGAAAACTGCTCCGTAAGTTGTCGCAAAAACATTCGTATTGTTTCCAGCATACCCTACAAAAGCTTTATTACCACCTCCGGAATTATATGTCGAAAGATTTGCTACACCTGCGGAAATTGATATGGCAGATAATGAAGGCGTGATTAAACCTCCTGTCATAGTATCTCCGGAAACCAGAACATATTTCGTATTAAGTGTTTGGCCTCCTTCAAAGAAATTTAGTGCAGATACATTCCCAGTTACATTTCCTCCAGATAGTGGGAGATACAATCCAGAAAAGGAAGGAAAATCTGAAACTGAAGCAGTTGTAACTATTCCGGAATTACCTTTCAAAATGCCATTCAAAGCTCCTAGAGTAGTTGTTCCGGAAACGTTTAGATTTCCAGGACCAGATAAATTTCCTCCAGATAATGGAAGATAAAGATTCGAAAGATTTCCTACATCACTTGCGGAAATACTTCTAGAAACTACTGTAGAACCATTATTAA